TATGTCCAAATAAAAAAACTTATGATTAGTTGACCAGTTTAATGTTTCAGTTGTATTGTGGAAACGACTATGGCTTAGGAAATTTTAGTTTATCTTTTCTCGACAAGATCGAGACTAGATGGCAATCAGGAAGAAAGAAAATAGCTCAGGCTAAAGGTTTAAAATTGGTTGTCGAAAATGTGTAGCCACGGTGTAATCCATAATCCATATCTTTTCCCGCATCGTGGTTATGCACATGTCCAAGACACCTAGAGGCTTAGTAAATAGAACTTTATATTTTGTTCAAACTTTAACAGGAGAACAAAAAACCGAGTATATTGAAGAGATTTTAGACGATTATCATTTTGTAAAATCACAAAATTATCCAAAGGCAACCGTTAAGAAGTTTTATGAGTTATTCACCAAACTTGTTAAAAAATTTGGGAATTAAATTGGCTATGGAGTTTGTTAGAGAAAATAGACCTCCTGAAGTTAGATTGTTCCAAGCAATACTACTACAAGCGTTTGAGGATTCATTGTCCGTTAGTACGTTTAAAAGAGACACTTACGCTAAAGAAGATAGCCATAAGTGGTTTTTAAGCAATAGTGATGACTTCCAAAGTGTGTGTTGGAACGCAGACTTAGACCCTGAAGTAATAAGAGATGAATATAAAAAATTAATTAGAAAGGGTGCTGTTAAGTTTACTAAAATACAAAAATCTTGGATTAATTATCGTGAATATTACAAGGCTTATCGAAATGCTAGAACTAAGGAAGAGAGAGCTGATATTAAAAGAAAAATTTTTTCTGATAAAATTAAAATTAAATAGTCATGGGGGTCTTATAAATTTTACACCTGGGGGAGTAGTTATAGAGAGCGTAAAAATGATCAAGCTCCCCCAGGAGTTTTTTATGAAATATTGATCTTTTTTAAGGATCATAGATAAAATATACCAGAATACCGGCCACCGGACAATGAATAAAAAATTTACTATATAGATATCTCAGAGTAGTGAACAATAAAAAGTACCCCAGGGGTCAATAGTGGTGTATCTGGTGTATCTAAACGATTATTATTCAATAATAACAACACTTTTAGACGATTTTAGTGGTGTATCTATGGTGTATCTATGGTGTATCTGGGATACACCAGTCTTGCGGGAACGCAATCAGAAGTTTTAAGGGGTATTACTTTGCGATGAAATAATCTATATAATAAAAATATGCGTGGAATAATATTTAAAACAGTAAAAGAAGGTTTCAGAAGACTTCACAAACAACATAAGTCTGAGGTGGCTAGGCAAAAAAGAAGTCCTAGCACAGCTCCTCCTGTTATTCCTATGTCTTTGAAAAAAGCAGATTTTAAAAGAAAAATAAGGGGGACTAAATTTACAGGTCAAGCCGAGTTTAAATCACAACCAGGTTTAAAAAGAAGATTGATAGTTGGAATTGAAAAAGGTAGAAGAACTAAAAAGAAATTAAGGAAACCTATTATTTATGGAAAAGCATTTGCATCTGACAAAAAAGGTAGAACAATGCAGATACAACCATTAACTCGTAATCAGAGAAAACAAATGAAAAAAGAAATGGCAAAATCTGCAGACAAAGAATACAAAAGAGTTAGACTTAGAAAATTTGGTTACAATACAGGTGGTATGAAAACTATTAAGACGATTAAGAGTAAATTAGAAAAAGCATCTGCAGCTCATGCAGGTCAGGCCAAAGCACTTGGTAAAGTTATTGATAAGAAAAAATTATTATTAGGTGGCTTACTTACAGCAGGGATTAAAGCGAGTGCAAGAAAACTTTTTAAAAGTGGTACTAGAAAAACACAACAAATTGTAAAAGAAAGTGGTGGCACAAGAGCCGGAGCAAAATCAGATGTAAAATCTGCTATCGCTGACGATTTAAAAGCAAAACTAAGATCAAGCAAATTGATTAAAAGTAAAAGAAGAATGATAATCAGAGATATAAATAAATTAAGAAGATAATGGGTGGACTAACTAAAAAAGAGTTAAGAACTGAAAAAGATCTTACTCAAAAACAAAGAATGTTTGTAGAGATTATGGTGCAAGACCATGGTCAGATTACACAAGCAGAAGCATTGAAGCGTGCAGGTTATGATTGTAAAGATATTAATAGTGCCAGATCTACAGCATCTCAATTATTAAACAGAAGAATAAACCCACACGTAGCAAAATATTACGATAAAAGATTTGAACAAGAGATAAAAAAATATGAGAGTGACAATCTCAGACGTTACAAAAGATTTGAAAGACTTGCTGACAAGGCAGAAAAGAAAGATCAATACGCTGCTGCAATTAATGCAGAATATAGATCAGGACAGCTTGCAGGAGCTTTCATTGATAGAAAAGAAGTAAAAGTAACTGGTTTGGAGGGTATGTCACGTGAAGAACTTGAAAACAAACTCAAGGAACTTTCCGAAAAGATCGATGGTTATAATGCCAAGACCATTGAACTTAAAGACACAGCTGAGAAAGGCTAGTTGGTCTGAGTGGATTAAAGTTTTTAACCGAGTACATAATCCTACTATGTTTACTTCTGTTGGTACAATTGAGGTAAAAATAAATGAGAAAAAAAATAGCTATACCAAAAAAAGTAAAAAACCAAATAGATAAATATCCTATGGTTGCTGTCGAATGGTTTGACATAGTCTCGAACAGCAGTTGGGTTTCATTTGATGATTTAAAAAAATCTACTTTGGCCACCTGCATCACCAAAGGTCATTTATTAAGTCAATCAAAAGGTGTTACTAGATTGTTTGGAGATTACTCATTTGCTGATAATGGTAAAGAGATTGAAAGCATAGGTAATACTACGATAATACCTAACTCAGTAATTAAAGACATAAAGAAATTAAGTTGATTGATGACAGTAAAAGCACAAGAATCTAGACTATGGCAAAAGGTTAAAAAGAACTTAACTAATTGTTATTTAACACGCATAGAATCAAGCACTATCAATGGTATTCCTGATATTCATGCAGTTAATCCTGACCATGTTTTTTGGATAGAATTAAAATCTGATGAAGCTAATTATCCTAAATTAAATAAGTGGCAAATCGTATGGATTAATAAATATATTAAGGCTGGTGGTAAGGTAATTATCTTCAAAGAGACCCTCTCGAAGAGGTCTCTTAAACTGTACAGACCGGTGTCCAGTTTCACTGATCCTCGTTCACTGGTCTCGTTTGCCTCGTTCTCGTTCCCGTTACAATGGCCCATGATCCGTGAGCAGCTGGTGAACCTTCTCCGGGAGGCAGCGTGAGCTCGTTCTCGTTGACAAACCTCGCTCGTTCTCGTTCAGCGAACACCGACTGGGCCCAGCATGCAGCTGGATCCTGCCCAGCATGCAGCGTACCGAAGCTCGTTCTCGTTTCCTGCCCCTCGTTTTTTTTACCTCTTAGTTAGTTACGGGGGGCTGGTAACCAGAACACAGCTGGTGAAATTAAGTTGACACTTATCCCACGATGTCGTATCGTTCATAATAAAAATAAATTAGGAGGAAACATGAACTGGAAAGATAAAGATACAGTTAGTTTTGATTGGAGCGTACTAGATGTTAAGCAACAATTAAAAGATAGAAAAATTAAAATAAAATTTTCGATAGCAGATTGTCGAGAAGTTTTAGATAGATGTCTAAGAAGACATGATGCAAGTCTAGGTATGTCATGGGATATAATGGATTGTCATATAGATGATTTATTAGATGAAAAGAAAACATGACAAAGGAGAAACAATGACAGTAGACTTTGAAGCACTGGATCTCGTTCGAGGCGAGAACAAATCTCGTTCTTATAACAGCAAAGTTGGTGAGCTCCAGCAGCAGGTGACCCTGCTCAGGGAGCTGGTGGCTGACGCTGTACGGGAACTACCTGAAGAGAAGAAATGGTCTTTTGAAGCTCGATTAGAAAAGATATAATACAATTGGTGCAGTAGGGATACACTGACAACCTGCTGCGCCCGCAAAAAATAGCTCTTGACATTTATCCCATCACGTCTTATGTAAGGTCTGGGTCTGGTAGTCAATCGGTTCGGTCCGTATGGGTGAAGTTTTGGGAACCCCCTTCCGAAAGACACAGTTCGGCTGTGGGTTATTGCCTACTGGTCCCTGCGTTGGGGAACTGACTATTCTTAAATGATGTTCGTACTGGGCAGAGAGGTCTGGGTTGTTTGCCACTTAAGCCTGCTACGGTCTCAACGCTTAACTAACAAAGGAGGATCTCGATGAAGCGGAGAAAGAAAAAGAAAAGTCTAATAGAGCAAATGAATGATTACTATGGCTGCGAATACATTGTAGACGGGTCGAAGCTTAAGGAAGACAAACCTAAAGAGGGTAAAGTATACGCACTTACTGGTGGTCCCGGAGCACACTGCATTGCTAATGGATATTCGTGGAAGGACAGTGTCGTTGAGGACGATCAATGAAGGCCTCGTCTCGTTTAGAAAAGGCCTGGCACCAGCAGCAGGTAACAGCTGGTGCACAGCACGCCAGGAGAATCCCGTGGAACTAGTTGCGTTGTATATAGTACTGTTCATACTCTTCCCTGATGCAATGATCCTCATCACCGGACTCTTCGTTCTCGCTATAGCCTCGGCTTTCTAGGTGCCTCGCTCGTTTAACTTACAACTTTTGGGGGTGACCCCGTCAGGAGAGCCCAGCCCCTGCACCAGCACCTTTCGTGCTGACGAAAGGTATGGGTATCTTTCTAGTTTAGAATGGTTCTAAAAAATAGTTGTTGCATTGGTAGGTGGGATTTGATAAGACGAGTTTTAAACTTTAACAAAGGAGAATGATATGGGTTTAGACCAACACGCACATCTTCGAGGTCATAAAGTAAATTGGGAAAAATACTTTGAAGATGATAAAGAAGAAAACGCAAATGTTTTCGTTTGGAGAAAACACGCAAGACTGCAAGAGTTTATGGCAAAGAAATGGGCAGACCAAAACCCTGCTGTAAAAGTTGAAGGTCATCTTGCACATCTGGGTTTTAATGGCGACCAAGAAGCACCCTGCTATTTAACCAAAGAGGTCGTTGATGAATTAGGGGAACAAATACAAAAAGGTTTCTCTGACTATCACGCAGAAGATGGATTTTTTTGGGGTCAACAATTCCAAGAGGATTCAGTTAAGGACTATAAAGAGCAGGACATCAAATTTTTAAAATTTTGTCAACAAGCCATAACTGAGGGCAAGGTTGTAGAATATTGGTGTAGTTGGTAATGACTAAAGATAAAAAATTAGAGGCGACAAATGTCGCCTCGCCTCGTTCTCGTGGTGCAGGACAACAAGCACAAGATGAGTTCATCAGAAAGATGCAGACGCTAACGCAGGGGTTGGAAAAAGAAATGCAACTAGAGGTAGAGCCAAATGTTAATACTATTATTGATAGACTTAATAAAAAAGATAAAAAAAAGTTTAATTAGTTCTTGTAATGGGACTTGATAAGATATACATAGAGAGAGCAATTCATAAGAATTGCATAACTTAACAAAGAGGTAAAAATGCCAAATGCAATAAAAAAGCTAAAGCAAGAAGAAAAGAAAGTAGTTCTTGCTTATGCTCAATTAAAGCTAAAAGCAAATAGACTATCTAAAGAGTTAGATACAATGAAACAAAACATTGTTGATTGCTTTGATAGAACAAATCAAAACTTAATCATTGTACAAGATGACAATGGTAATTCTTTTGGTTTGCAAAAAATAAATCGTAAGAGAAAGAAATTTGAAACAGCAAATTTCAAGATTGCTCATAATGATTTATATAATAAATTCACTACTGATGTTGAATATAGTGAATACAAAGCAATAGGGGATAATAATGCCCAATAATGATTTAATTAATATTGCTAAAGTACTAGCTGAAAGAGTAGGCGAGAAATCGCCTACTCAACTTGCCGATATGATTATTGACAATGGTACAAAGAAACAACTTAACTATGAGATTATGTTTCAATTGTTAATGGGCGAGTGTGAGAAGCACATACTCGAAAACGTAGGCAACCCTTGTGTTGATGAGTTTAAAGATAATGTATTAAAGAAATTTAGTACACTTGTCCAAGCACTACATACGCAAGAATAACATCTGACATAACCAATGGCGTTTAACAACGCCATTGGTGTATCTACTTACAAGGCTCATACAATCTAACAAAACAGCTACAGGTTTTACGACAGGCAATTTGCGTTCTGGGGTCGGTGCAAAACCGACAAAGAGGTTTACAAAGTAGGATATACAAATATACTAGGGTCCCAAACGGTATGAATATAGAGAATCTTACAGAAGAAGAGTTAAAAGACTTAATTTTTAAAAAGCAGTTGGAGTGGATCAAGTTATGCCAGGATGATTTTTTAATTTTTGCAACTGCTGTTTGGCAAGATTTTATTTACAGAAAAACAAAGGACCCAAAGCAATACGGACATCATCAAATAATTGCTAATGCATTTCAAGACATTGCAGCAGGCGATGAAAAGAGGCTCATCATCAATATGCCTCCTAGACATACTAAATCAGAATTTGCATCTTACCTATTCCCTGCGTGGATGATTGGTAGGAATCCTAAGAT